CTTTNCACAAAGACTGCCCTCGTTCCTTATCAGCAGAAAGTCAAAGAAGCCCAGGCTCGCGTCAACCAGGTGAAGGAATTTGGCGAGGCGCTGAAGGATCGAGTTCTGGCGATTGAAGCGCCTATCGACGAAGCCATCAAGGCGGAAGAGAAGCGCGTAGCTGATGCCAAGGCAGAACGCGAGCGCATTGAAGCTGAGCGCGTTGAAGCTATCCGAGCAAAGATTACCCAATTCAGCTCAGTCGCTGCTGCATACGCGAGCCGTAGCGCTTCCGATGTTGCGAGCGTCCTGCAGAACGTCAAAGAGTCGGTAATCCTGCCAGAGGAATATGCCGAGTTCGAAGCTGAAGGCACGATTGCTCGCGACAACGCTATTGAGCAGCTCGAAACCCTGCACAGATCTGCCGTCGAGCGCGAAGAGGCTGCCGCCAAGCTGGCAGCCCAGCAGAAAGAGCTTGAAGAACTTCGCGAGAAACAGCGCATCGCCGATGCGGAGGCCGAAGAGCTGCGCAAGCAGCGCGCTGAAGAAGACCGCAAGCGCCTGAAGCAGCAACAAGATGAACTGGATCAGCAGCGTCGTGACATGGAAGCGCAACAGCGGCAGCAGCGCGAACGCGACGCGCAATATCAACGCGATCAAGAAGAGCTGGCACGCCTGCGCGCTCAGGCTGCCGCGCCCACTCCGGCTGCAGATGCCGTCGCGGCTTCAGCAGTTGCCGATGTAGCCCCAGCTGCAGTGGCGGAAGTCGATCCGGCAACAGTGGCAGGCGAAGTCGCTGACGCAAACATGCCAAGCGCCAGNGAAGTCGTCGAGGTCGTGGCCATGGCCTTCTGCGTCACCAATGACGAGGCATCGGCCTGGCTGCGTGCCCTGTCGTTCTAACAAACCCTGAAATCACCCCGGAGGCCGGCCAAAGTCGTCGGCTATGGAGTTAGGAATGAACGCTCAAACCCAGATTGCTACCGTACCAATGGACACTAGCCCGACGGGCTTGATCCTCAACCGCGACAGCATGCAGTCGATGACTGAACTCGCGGGCATCATGGCAGGCGGAAAAACTACCTTGCCGAAGCATTTCCACGGCAACACTGCCGACTGCATGGCGGTGATCATGCAATCCATGCAATGGGGCATGAACCCCTTCCAGGTGGCGCAGAAGACGTTCATCGTGAACTGTGGCCAACTGAGCTATGAAGCACAGCTGGTCAATGCGGTCATCACCACGCGAGCGCCGACCATTGATCGAATCCATTACGAGTGGTTTGGCGACTGGGACAAGATCATTGGCAACTTCCGTGAAATCGAAAGCAAAAAGCAAATGGATGACCACGGGCAGCCGAAAAAGTATCGCGTCCCGAACTGGGATATTAACGACGAGAAGGGGCTTGGCGTCCGCGTCTGGGCTACGTTCGTGGGCGAGGATTCTCCGCGCGAACTGACCACCCTGATGACTCAGGCGAGAACCCGCAACTCGACGTTGTGGGCGGACGATCCAAAGCAGCAGATCGCTTATCTGGCCCTCAAGAAATGGGCTCGTCTATATTGCCCAGATGTGATTTTGGGCGTGTACACCCGCGACGAACTGGACGACGGCTATACGCCGCCAGAAACAGATGTTACCCCGAGATCCACCAACGAAAAGCCGGCAGACGTGGGCGCCGCGTCTGTTCCTCAGGGAGACACAACCGACGCAACTACCGACCTGTTCGAGCAGTTGAAAAAGGTCGCTCAAGAGCAAGGAATTGACGGTTACGAAAAAGCCTGGAAGGCGCTGAAACCTCAGCAACGCGGCGCTATTGGCGTGACTCGTCACGGTGAGCTGAAGTCGATTGCACAGACAATCGAGGCCGAGTTCACGACCCTCAACGAAGGCGCTGACGTTAACGAAGTAAGCGATTCTCAGGGCGGTGAGCAATGAACGCCTCGGTAGACCTCCAGCGTAACGAGCAATGGCATCAAGATCGCAGCGGACGCCTCACTGCCAGCCGCTTCAAGGATGTGATCGCTTGGGGGGACCGTGACAAGCATGGCAAACGTAAGCCACTCGCGGCCCGAACCACCTACATGCGCGAGCTGGCCTTTGAACGCCTTGCGAACAGATCGAAGCATTCGGTCAGCAGCAAGTCGATGGCNTGGGGNACCGAGGTTGAGCAGTCGAGTCACGACTTTTACGAAATTCTGACCGGCAATACCGTCATCAAGTCGGGCTTTTTGGTGCACCCGAAATATGACTGGCTGGGCTGCTCGCCGGACGGCTTGATTGGCGAGGACGGCGGCATCGAGTCGAAGTGTCCTTTCAATGAGGCCGTCCACGTCCGTACCTGGCTCGAAGGAATGCCCGACGAACACAAGCCGCAGGTTCAGGGCTGCATGTTCGTCACGGGCCGGGAATGGTGGGATTTCCTGTCGTTCGATCCGCGCCAAGATGAAGACTGCCGCCTGTACATCGAGACCATTAAGCGCGACGACGAGTACATCGCGATGCTTCATCAAGAGCTGGTCCAGTTCAACCTGGAGCTAGGCCGGATGGTTGACGAAGTAGCGGATAAAGCGCGGGCACAAGCCCATCGATTAGGAGCCTGAGCATGATCAGCCTCAACCTCAACGCAGTTCGCGCAAAACAGACTAAGTCGGATGAAATCGCCGCTGCGATGGCTGACTTCTGGACGCGGCCCGGCGCCAGCTTCAAAGAGCTGCCAAGCGCCCGCATGAAGCCAAAGCCTCCGCGCTCTAACAAAATAGACCCTGAAACGGTCCTCAAGCGGCGCCCGAAGCCGATATCGGCCGCTGACCGCAGGGCTCTGCGCAAAATGGCGGACTCGATATGAAGTCGAAACGCAAACCCAACAACGGTTTCGCCCGGGCTGAGCGCAGTTGCCGGGCGCTGCTGCGTACCAATCACATCGCGGTGGTGAACATCGACCCCAGCGGCACCCAGATCATGGCGAACTGGAAGAGCTGCAAGCAGATCCGCAGTCTGGCGATCGCCAACGCAATATTCGACTTCTCCTACCACTGGACGATCTACATCGGCGCCATGTGTCGCGACGAGCGAGGCGCCGAGTACATCAAGTCGGTGGAGATCTCGCCCGAGGGCATCTACAAGGTCGAGCGCCTCACTGATGCGATCGAGCATTACTACCTGGAGCTGCGCAACAGCGCGAACCCTACCCACCTGGTCGCGTCAGGCTGGATCGCCATCCCTGACGAAGTTTCGATGGATGAAGCCGAAGCCGCGAAGCTGTTCTACGCCGCCGGCGCCTGGCATCAGGTGAAGGTCGCAGCGTGAGACGTTTTCGCACCCAACAACGTAAACGACAGACCTGGCTGGACTTGCCGGCCAGCGGAATAGAAGAGGTAGGCCATGGCCGAAGTTCAGGAGCCGACGAAGGAAGCGATCAAGCAGAAGAAAAAGCGCGAGAAGGCAGCAGCGAAAGACGCTGCATTGGGCGTCGAGAAGTTTACGGTTGGGGTGGCCGGCGTGTTCAAGCCTGACCTGAAGCGGGTCATGGCCGCACACGGCATCAACAACCAGCAGGAGATTTACCAGCTGCTCCTGATGAACCTGATCGCCGCCGACTTCGAAACCCAGGCCAACATGCTGCGCTGTGTCACGACACCTTATGTTGTTACCGAAAAGGTGTCGCGACTGATCGAGGCGGCCGGAAGGAAATCACTCGCTGACGATCCGCCAGAACCTGAAGACGAAATCGAAATTCCGAAATAACCCCTACCCACGCTGCGCATCCGAACCACGGAGGCCGGCGCCTACCCGAGGTAATCGCAATGCCTGTTCTCCACAGCGTTATTCACAAGATCGACAAAAAGCCTGACGGATCCCCGGCAGTATTGTTCCTCGGCGGTGCCGAGCAGGTCGAAAGCCAGGCTCGCGACGATCTGGTGAATCAGTTCAACGAAAACTACAACGCCACCGCCGGCAAGGGCTGGGGATTCTTCCACGCCGAATCAGGTGCGTTCCCACTCAGCGGCTGGCTCGCCAAGTATCTGGCGGGCGACTCCGACTTCCTCGACTTCAGCATCATCGCCGTCGAGCACCTCACCCGGCTGATGGAAGAGTCGAACCTGACCACGGGCGGCCACGCCCTCTTCTGCCACTACCGGCAAGGCCTCACCGACTACCTGATCATTGCCCTGGTGCAAGAAACGGAAGCGGTGACCATGACCGAAGAACTCAGTCTGATGACGGTCAAGCGACTGGATCTGGATCACATCCGCCTGGCCGCGCGCATCAACATCAGCGAGTGGCAGAGCAATCCGCAATCGAAGCAGTACATCTCGTTCATCAAGGGCAAACAGGGTCGCAAGCTGAACGACTACTTCCGTGATTTCATCGGATGTCAGGAAGGGATCGACGGCCCCGGCGAAACCCGGACGCTGCTCAAGGCCTTCAGCGATTTCGTCGAGAGCGAAGACATGCCGGAAGACGCAGCTCGCGAGAAGACGCAGACCCTCGTCAGTTACTCCATGGCCCAAGCCAAGCTCGGCGAGCCGATCACCATCGACGAACTTTCGGAGCTGATCAACGAGGACCAGCCAAAGGCATTCGTGGACTTCATCAAGGCCGCCGACTACGGGCTTTCCGAGACCCTGCCGCCGGACAAAAAGACTCTCATTAAATTTCGGCGGTTCACTGGCCGGGCCGAGGGGTTGTCGATCAGCTTCGAACAGCATCTGCTCGGGTCGAAGATCGAGTTCGACGAAGCCGGCGGCACGCTGACTCTGCGGGGCCTGCCAACTCAACTTACAGAACAGCTGAAGCGCGCAACGGCCTAACCCACCCTCCACCGCCCGGGCATGCCCCGGCATAGGACGCCCCATGCCCACAGAAACCGAACCATAAACGAGAAGAAAAATTCGCAGAGATTGGCTGGATTGAATCCGCACATCAAACGAGCGCGCGAGACCTAGCGGATTCTATTTTTGCCACGTGAGCCTCCCTAAATCGCGCCAAGCTTTCTTGAATCAACTCATTGTCACCGCTTATCTCACCATACTGAAAATCAACCCACGTTGGCTGAATTCGTTTGTACTCTTCTTCCAATTTAAAAAGATTAAGCAGCGTTGCTTCAATACGTATCAGTTTTGTCACCATAACTGAATGCGCAACGACTAATTCATAGCATCCAAGATCGTGCGCTGGGATTGCTTTCAGCATATTTAAATTAGTTCTAAATAGCTCACCCAAGTGATAGTCCCATAGCATATGCAACCCAGAGAGGGCCGTCCCATTACTGAGCAACTCCGAAAGCTTTGCAGAGTTTTTGCACGCACTTTCAACTACTGCTAGATACGCGCCAGATCGAGCCTCCAGCTCATCGAGTTTTGCAAACTCTTGACTTTTTAGCTGTCGCCTACCTATCGAAAATGCGCCCCAAATTGCTCCGATCGACCCAACAGCTTGGACCCAGCTAGCCAGCTCTGTCTTGTTCAGATCGTATTGCGTAACTGCAAGGAAAAACATGAATACAAGTGCAAAAGCTAGAACTAAATTTTGTACTGATATCCATGGTTTAAAAATACTCTTTCCGTAGTCGTTGAGCATCGTGCTGGCCCGCATAAATTTTTCCGAATGATAACTGCCGAGGTATCCCTATGCCCACAGAAAACAAGATCGCTGAGCCGGCGCCGAGCCTGGCAACCGGTCATCACCTCGACGCCGCGACTTGGGCCGACTTTGTCCAACGTCTGCGCTATGACTGCAAAGGCAAGCGGGTCAACGATCATTGCACCGCAGACGCGATCTTCATTGTTGAGGCGCGCCGCATCGTCGCCGGGCTGGACATGGACTACACCGACAAGCGCCTGGTGTACTGGGATAGCGGTGAGTCGGTTGCTTACTCGGTCAAGGAGTACTGGGACGGCCTGTCCAGCTACGAGAAAAGCCAGCTCAATAAAAAAATGCAGACTTGGTCCGAGTGTCAGTTCATGAAGGCCGACGAGTCTGACCAGTGGTACGTGCTTGGCGAACTGGAATACCACACCGTCACCGGCTGGGACGATCGCTGGGAATACGTCAACGCCCACTTCACCCACGCCGCGGCCGAAGCGTTCATCAAGCGCAAAAAGCACGACTACCGCGACGGGATGCGGGTTTACGTCGAGTCGCAGTATTACGCCTGGGAATTCAACGCCATCAAGGAGGCGATCCTCGACGGCACGCTGACCTACACGCCGAAGGTAGCAGCATGAAGCGACGTTCCAGCCCTTTACCGAGTAGGCCCCAAAAATCATTTCAGCAAAAAGCCGGCAGCCGATCAGGGCAACTGACTGTCGACCCATCGCTCAGCAGTGGCCAGCGCCTCCGCCAGCGCGCTTTGATAGTCCTCCCACGGGCCAGAGAGATCGGCAACAGTGTTGGCAAAACCTGGTACCTCACTGGCCTCAATGACATGAGCACTCACAGGAGCTTCGTCATTGGGCTTGTCCCAGTCGAATTTGATGATCACTTCATGCCCTCGATATTCGTGGGCGATTGGCCTATCCAGGCTGTTGTGGGACATGTCCTCTTCCTATAGGCACCCGTTGGCAGGACAGTGATTTTCGACGATATGGGCCGCTTCGCCTATTGAGGCAAAAAGCCATCCCTCACTCTACAGTCGGGTTCTCGTGATCAAGTGGGCGCCCATCAAGAACCGGCATCGGGTCAACGCTCACTCCAGTTGCCGCTTTCAACCATGCGGTGTAGGCGGCGCTTTGCCGGGCGAACGCTTCATCCCAGGCGCGTCCTGAGAGTTCACCGGTTACTACGAGCATCATCAATTGGGTTGTTGCAGCGTCGAGCTCTACAAGAAGAGCGTGCGATTGAAATCTGAAGTCGTCATTCGAAGTCATGGTAGTTCTCGAAAGTGCGATCGCGGCGTAGCGGGCAGGTTTTGAAGCGCGATTCTCCTACCTGAAGTTTGACAGCTTCTTATACAAATACCAGAAGCCTGTACAAGTATTTTCGCGGCGATCACCTATTAAGTATCGCTACCCCCTCCCCCTTCAAAGTCAGCCGCTATAGCGGCAAGGAACCGGCATGCCCAGGAAAAACCACCTCATAGTCGACTCCGGCTGCACGCAGGACAACGAGCGCTGGTCGCTATCGGCTTGCGGTCTGAATGAAGATTCCGAAGTCGCATGGGACGGCACCCACCAACGCGAATTTGTCAGCTGTAAACGATGCCTGGCGAAAATGGCCAAGCCACGCCCGGCGCCGGAACCATTCCACAAAGAGCGCCCGATCCTTTTCAACGGTGCAATGGTTCGCGCGATCTTGTCGGGCCAAAAGACAGTCACTCGACGACCGATCAAAGGAAATCAGATCCCGAGCCGCAGCAAATCTGATTCACCGGAACATCAGTGGATTGCAGTGGTTCAAGACCATCCGCGCTGGGGTTTCGCCGCATTCGGTGCGACTGAGGAGGAATGCGCCGCTGAGCTGGCCATGTACGGGGGATGCCCGTATGGCCGGCAAGGCGATCGCCTTTGGGTTCGCGAGGCCTGGTACTGCGATCACAGCGAGGTCATGCGCGGCCCTTACCTCAAGCCGGACGACTTGGATGTGAGCGAGGCGCGCGACGACGGCACGCTGGTGTACGCCGCCGACGGGCTAACCCCATATGAAGCCGATCAGCCAGTCTGGAAGCCAAGCATCCACATGCCGCGCTGGGCGTGCCGCATCCTGCTGGAGATCACCGACGTCCGCGTCGAGCGATTGCAGGACATCAGTCGCGCCGGTATCCGGGCGGAAGGCCTGCAGTGTCCGCCGGAGCTGGCAAGCGATGACGTTTCACCGAATTACCGAGACTGGTATCCGGCGGCATGGAAGGAGCTGTGGGAGTCAACCGGCGGCGACTGGGCCGCCAACCCGTGGGTCTGGGTCGTCGAGTTCAAGCGGGTGACGCCATGATGCTCAAAGCAGCAGCCATAAGCGCCTGCCTCTGGGGCTTGATCTTCCTCTCTGTTGCAGCGGTGACCTCATGAGCGACCATTCAAAACTNAAAGAGCTGGCCGAGGCCGCAACGCCCGGNCCATGGGATCGCAGCGACGGCAACGAAGTCAGCGTTTCGTACGAAGGNGATGAAGCCTACTGGTCGTGGGAGAACGCTGGTCCGGCGCAGTTGCATGGTTCTGGCACTCAGCCACTCGCCGACGCCGACTTCATTGCAGCCGCTAATCCTGCCGCAGTCTTGGCCCTCATCGCCGAGAACGAAGAGCTGCGGAAGGAACGAGACAACCTGCGCGAAGACCGCGACGGCCTNCTCGAAGCAGGAGCGCACCTACTATGATCCTCGCCACCCTGTTCATGCTCCAGCACATCTACCGAGGGCCGTGGCGATGAACCATCAACCCAAAGGTGGCATGTGCGCCACCTGTGCCCACGCTCACCGCAATTGCAGCCACCTCCCCTTCAGCACCATGCCGCCGCTTTCGAACGACGGCCAGACGGTGATAGTGCGCTGCACTGACTTCCAGCGCCGCGCCCGGCAGTAACCCCTCCCCCAACTCAACAGCCTGCCGGTGTACGGCGGGCGAGGAATTCGCATGCCTACTGGATATACAGCCGACATCAAAGACGGCATCAGCTTTTCGACTTTTGCGCTGAACTGCGCTCGCGCATTTGGCGCAACCATCACTCTCCGCGACGAGTCTGGCGGCGGAGAAAAGATCCCGGAAAAATTCGAACCAAGCGACTACCACGCGAAAGCACTGGACGCAGATCGGGAAACGCTTGCTGCCCTGGAGTCGATGACACAGCGCGAGTGCGAATCGAAAGCTGCTGCGGATCACACCGAAGCGGAAGCGCAGCGCCTTTCTCGGATCAAAGAGTGTGACGACCTGCGCCAACGATACGAAGAGATGTTGGAGTGCGCTCGCCTTTGGATCCCCCCGAGCGAAGAGCACGCAGGCCTGAAGGAATTCATGATCCAGCAGATCGCCGATTCGCTCAAATGGGACTGCGACACCAGCTATTACGCAACACCTACCCCAGTGCTGTCTGGCTTGGAATGGTTGGAATCCGCGAAGGAAAAGACCATCAGCAGCATCGCATACCACAAAAAAGCCTATGCGGATGAAGTTGCTCGGACTGAGCAGCGAAACACTTGGATCAGTGCTCTCCGCGCCAGCCTGTAACCCATCACCACCTTCTGCCGCCACGCGCGGCATGGAGCATCACAATGGCAGCAGCCGAAAAGCTGGGCGATGAGTCCGGCCACGACAAGGTCACTGAAAAACGGATGGCAGAACTGCTGGGCACCACACCGAAAGCCCTGCAGCGCAAACGGGAACGTAACATCATCCCCGCCGGCGTCTGGTCGAAAATCGACGGACGAATCATGTATAGCAAATGGAGGTATGACGAATGGCTAGAGAGCCAATGGAGCTGCCCACCGGAGTTGAGCTTGTCGGGAAATCGATCAGGATCCGGTTCTCCTGGAACAAGAAGCGGCACTGCGAAACGCTCGCTCTCCCGCAAAGCCCCAAAGGAATCGCAGCAGCCGAGGCTTTACGTGCTCAAGTGACCCAGCTAGCAAAGCTGGGTGTCCTCACCCCCGAAAAATACCGGGAGCTGTTCCCGAATAGCAGAAGCGATGCCACTGGGCAGATGCCGATCTTTTTCGACTATGCCCAAGACTGGCTTAACAGCCTCCAGATCGAGGACAGCACCCGGAAGAACTATCGCAGCACCATGCAAAATTACTGGGTGCCGCACCTGGCCCAGTACCCGCTCGACAAGATCACTCCTGTGCTGATGCGAAAAATCGTCAATGGCATTACGTGGACTTCGCCGATCCGCAGGAAGGGAGCAATCCGGCTTGTGACCAGCCTGCTGACCCAGGCTGTGAACGATGAGCTGATTGTTAGAAATCCGGCCAACTCGATCCCGCCGACGAGAGTCGTCAAGCGCGAGATAGATCCTTTCAGCCGCGAAGAAGCGGACGAACTGATCGCCAAGCTGTACGAAGTGACCAGCGGTTTGCAGTCGATTTATGCGTGTTTTTTTGAGTTTTCTTTCTATACAGGAATGCGTCCGGGCGAGGCGATGGCCCTGCGCTGGAGCGAGGTTGATACGCGCTCAAGGCGCGCCAAGGTGTGCCGTATCAGGCTGTACGGCAAGATAAAGGAAAGGACGAAGACGAAGGTGTCGCGGGAAGTTTTATTGAACGATCGCGCTTTGCAGGCACTCGAAAAAGCCAGACCTCTTACAGCGGCGCGCTCTGATTATGTTTTCGCGCCGGAAGGTTCGGGTGATAGATCAGAGCTGTACATCCGATCCGAAACAGGGGCCAAGCGCTATTGGTTGACAGCGCTGCGCAAGGCGGGGATTCGATATCGCCGGATGTATGACACCAGGCACACCTACGCAACGATGTGCCTGATGTCCGGAATGAACCCGGCATTCATCGCCGCGCAGCTCGGGCACAGTGTCCAAGTTCTGCTTTCAACCTATGCCAAGTGGATCAGTTCCTCGAGCGATTTCGCGGAGCTTGAAAAGCTGGATTTACCGAAAAACGGTACAAATTTGGTACTTGATTCGAGGTAG